TCAGATTCGTTCAGACCATGCTTTTGAATTGCAAAAACAAGAAGCTGAGCGCCAAAGACAAGAACAAGAAGCATTGCGACAAGCTGAGTTGCAAAATCAAAAAGAAAAGATTGCAGAAACGAAACCAACGGCATTAGTTGTCGATTCAGAAACAGGCGAAATTATCGAAAACACGCCAATAACCGAGGAAGCCAACACCCCAGAGCCAAAACGTTATCGCCAAAAAATGACACTTGAAGTCTACTTTGAAGATTCAGACGACAAAGACAGATTCAAGCGCCTGCTTAGCGAAAACGGATGGGAATACAAACAAAACTACACCGTCAGCGGCTATCAAAACATAGCTAGTGTGAGTGAAGAAGAACTGAAAACACATTTAAGTTAATGTCAGATTCAAAGATCTAAAGAACCAAAAAAATTCTAGGAGAAAATCAATGATCAATAATGTCGTGCTGGTTGGAAGAACAACCAAAGACCCAGAGCTACGCTATACGCCTAGCAATGTCGCAGTAGCTACGTTTAGCCTTGCCGTTAACCGTAACTTCAAGGACGCTAACGGCGAGCGTGAAACAGACTTTATTAACTGTGTTATCTGGCGTCAGCAAGCTGAGAATTTGGCTAACTGGGCTAAAAAAGGCGCTTTGATTGGTATTACTGGGCGCATTCAGACCCGTAGCTATGAGAATCAGCAAGGTCAACGGGTGTATGTCACTGAAGTAGTCGCTGAGAACTTCCAAATGTTGGAGAGCCGTGCAGCGCGTGAAGGTAGCAGCGCCAATCAAGGCAACACTTCGGGAGCGTTTGGCAATGACAACGGCTATGCAGGGCCTTATGGTCAGCAAGCACCACAACAGCAAGGGCCAAATTTTGCAAGGGATAACGGCCCATACAGGAACAGTAACCCTATGGATATCAGTGATGATATGCTACCGTTCTAATTTGAGGAGGGTTTATGGATGTTAAAGAAATAAAGGGGTATGAGGGGATATATGAAGCACATTCGGATGGGACAATTTGGTCCTGCAAAAATAAAACAACTTATAGTTTTGTAAGAGGAAAGACAACAAAAAGAGTTTGGAAACAAAGAGAGATAAAACCTCAGACAGAAAAAAGGAAAAGAAGCAATCACTATGATAAGCGAGTGAAATTGTGGAAAAACAAAAAGATGACAACTCACCTAGTGAGTAGGCTGATTGCTCAAACTTTCATCCCAAACCCAGAAAATAAAGACTATGTCAATCACAAAAACGGCAACCCTTTAGACAACTCCGTAGAAAATCTTGAGTGGGTGACGAGGTCAGAAAATATGAGGCATGCTTTTAAAAACGGGTTGTTGCAAACAAATAAGAAAGTGACTCTAGTAAGCAAGGCGGACGGTGTAACAATGAAATTCGACAGTTTAAGAGCGGCTAGTGTATTTCTTGGGAGAAATAAAAGCTATTTGAGCAATGTTATTAAAAATGGGAGAACGCTCGATAATTACGAGATTGTGGTGGTTGAAACATGAAAATGACTTTAAATATCGAGCCTAAACCTCAAACAAGGCCACGATTCAGCAAGTTTGGAACTTATGAAGACCCGAAAATGAAGGCTTGGCGTCGTCAATGCTCGCAACTTATCGAGCAAGAATATGACGGGCAATTCTTTGACGGACCGATTTCAGTCGATGTCACCTTCTACATGAAGGCCCCGCTTAATGTGTCGAAGAAACCCACGCCAAAAGCCAGAGCTAAAACGTGGGACACATTCAAGGAATTCATGGATGAAAGACTTTGGCATGCGAAAATCCCGGACGTTGACAATCTGGTCAAATCGCTCTTTGACAGCATTTCAAAAGCTGGTTACAACAAAGTTGATAAGAAGGGTATCGTCTGGACGGATGACAGTATCGTTTGCGATTTAAGAGCTCGCAAGAAGTACAGTCCTAACCCACGCATTGAACTTGAAATTAAGGAGCTTGGATGAATAGCAAATATAAGGACAAATTGGTCGGTGTGTATGCACCGGGGAACTATGGACATACAAGCGTATTAGATCAGACACAAGAATTTTCGAGATGGTTTTGGAGCAACTGCAAGGATATGGAGCTTATCGGCATTACGCTAGGCATCGATGTTAAGAAGCTCAATCGGATTTTGACACTTGAGCAACTACCAGACGAAGACTTGTTAAGAAAGATGGTAGAACTATGCAACGTAAAGGAAGTAGAACAATGACAGAAATTAGATTACAAAATCCATACATGGATCAAACAATCAAGGTGAAAGAAAAGCTCAAACGCATTCAGGACATGTTGGAATGGCTCGAAGTAGGAAATATACAATGTCTTCAGTTACAGCAGATTGAGCCAGAAGAAAGAATGATAACTATTAGTCCTAAGAATTTTGCAAAGATTGATTATTACGAAGTAGAGGAAGCAGAATCATGAAATATAAAGTAGTGGTCTATTACGACGGCATGGAAGACAGCGAGCATATCTTCAGCAACAAGAACGACGCTATCAACGAATTACATCGTTTGAGAGGTGTTAAATATCGCAATCCTAGGATGTATACAGTAGAGCATGGCTTGATGGCTACGAGGTCGAGAGCGAGCCTAGATATACGGTTGAGTTTAAAGGGATTGACGACAATTACAAGTTTTTGAACTATGGTACATCTTTTAAAGACTGGACTTTTGATGATGGTGAAGGCGCGAAGGGGGTAAGAGTAGCCCACACCCGCAAAGAACTAGAAGATGCTAATTTCGGGTGGGTGTTCAATTGCGAGGGTGTAGAAGTGAAAGAGGTAACGGATGAATAACCTAATCAATAAAATTAACCATTGGGCAGACGAACGCAATTTAAAGCAAGCTGACCCAAAGATTCAGTGGATGCGTGTAACTGAAGAAGTCGGAGAGATTCGAGATGTACTCTTGAAGCCGACTAAATTCACGGAACCGCAAGCGGCACTCAAGGACGCTATCGGTGACACGCTAGTAACAATTATCGTGCTAGCACATCAACTTGACCTTGATGTAACTGAGTGCCTTGGTATTGCATACGAGGAAATTAAGAATCGGAAAGGAAAGATGGTAAATGGAACATTCGTCAAAGAAGAGGATTTATAACGAGCTGGCAGTCGCAACGATTCTGCTAGTGGTATCGCTAGCCATTAACGTGGCCACTGTCTTGCGAGTGGTTAACCGACCTATCGAGACAGTGGTTATCCATAAAGCTGATAATGCCACTGTATTGCATGGAAAAATCACCGGCAAGGAAATGGTAGGAAAACTCTACACGCTCGACTGTGGAGCTTACGGGAAATTCCTTGTAAGCAAGGAACAATATGATAGCGTAAACATCGGGGATGATATTCCGAGCTATTTGAGGGGGAGAGGCCAATGATTCCAAAATTTAGGGCTTGGTCAAAGCAAGAACGACGTTTGATTCTTTCAGAAGATATTCTTGCTATTGATTACGAGAATGAAGAAATAGACGCACAAAAAATCTATTTTGAAGATGGATTGCCGGTTGAAAGGGATATATATACCTATGGTTTTGACAACATCGAACTTATGCAATCAACAGGATTGAGAGACAAGAATGGCAAAGAAATCTTTGAGGGGGACATCCTAAGAGTAACTAACCTATCAAGCTGGTTGGAAGTTGTATCTTTCAACGAAGACAAAGCGATGTTTATCTCTAAGGAAATCAAAAGAGAAGTCGAAGAAACCCCTCTATACGATTTGTTTAACACGGATATTTTCGAAATCGAAACTATCGGCAATATCTACACTAATCCGAAACTGGCAGAGGTGAGCTCATGAGCGTAAGATACCAATATTCCGGACTGACGCCAGAATTATATCAGCGGTTAGTCAGTGAACACGCGGCACTGAGAGAGACGCACAAAAAAGGCTCTTATAAGCAGTTTTTCCAAGAGGTTAGAGGATGTAGTGAAGTACAAGCTCGCATCATTTACCAAGCATTTAATAGTGCAGTCGTTGAGCGTGCGAGAATATCGCCAGCGACCGTCGACAGGTTAGAAGGCATTATCTCCGATGAACTATTCGACGACCTTCAAGACTATCTGTCTACTAATT